CCCATTTTCTTATCCCATATCCATTGAGGGGCTACCCCTTGAGCAATCTTGCCCCATCCTGCTTTCATGCTTTCGTTATCAAGCACAAAAACCTTGAGGTCAATTTCCCCTTCGGAATATTCCTGCGGGCTTTCCACCCCTCGGTAAGTACCTTTTAACCTTATAGTATAAGGGTTTCAGCATATTATCTTTTCCTAAACTCTTTTTTTATCGCTAACCGCAACTCTTTTGCCAATACATTACTGGCCACTCCTTCGCCTATCTTGAAGAAGGGCAATAGCTTCTTGGTGTAATTAACAGACTGTTTTATGACCGCCAGGAGTTCACCTTTTTTATTATATACTCCAGTTCCCGATCCAATCTTTCTGAAAACTTTGTTGTTCCAAAATGTTTTTTTAAGTCCTGGTATATTTCCATAAGTATTAAGTCTTTGATTGGGTGTAGGCTGAACGATGCCCTTGCCTTCGTTGGTATTGTGTCCACCATCTATAACCCATTGAAGATACTTTGCTTGTATATCTCTTATAAATACAGCCGAGTCTAAGTGTTTAAGATTTGCCTTGCCTACTCCAAATCCACTCTTGTAAGTAAACTTCGTTGGTCTATCTAATCTCTTTTGTGTCTGAACAGACAAAGCATTCTTTATTTTAAATGCTGTATTATTTAATGCTTCAACAGTAGCTTCGGGTATCTTCTTCTTTTGCGCTCTCTTTAATTCTTTCTTAACTTGTTTTATGTTATCGCTAACTCTTATTGTTCCTGATGTCTTTGTAGCCATTATTTCTTTCTCCAGGGTGATTGTGTTTTAAAGGTTAGATTGTGTTGTAAGGCCCACCGCCTTACTGTGCTTTTGGTAACTCCTAAACTCAAAGCAACATCGTGCAACGACTTGCCTTGTTCAATACCATCTTTGAGAATTTCCTTTCTATCCTTGTCGCAAATATTATTCATATTAGTAAAGTGTTTAAATATTATACAAATTTTTTTCTCACAAATTCTTATAATGTTTAATTAATCTCTTTAAATAAAACTCTGCCTTCTCTAAATCTTCTATATTAGATCCCTTATCTTTATGCCTGTATAAGTATCTCCATATATGCCCTTCATATACTGAACTAGGATCATCAACCTGTTGCTCAATAATGTCTAAACATTCAATCTTATTAGAATAATGGGGGGGATGATTAACCATATCTTTAAGTGAACTCTTTTCGGATTGCTCTATTAATCTTCTACAATCTTCTTCGGATAGCTGTGCTACCCAACTCACCACTCTATCCATGTAGTCTTTTTTTTCGTTTTCAAACGCAACTACTTCTAAATCTTTCATTTTCTTCTCCATTTTCAAACCACTATATATGGTGTTGCCCTGTTTTTTTTAAAATCCCTGGGCATTCGCAGCTGACAAAAAAATATATTGTAATAGAAACAATCACTTACAACTTTTGTAAAAATTATTACCCAACTGTCATATCTGAGTAATACACCACTACATATAGTGGTATGGTTATTCATGTTCTAACTGCTCCTTTAATGCCTTAGTAGCTAACCAATCCCGATGTGCAATCAATTCTGCGGCTTCCATATCTCTGAACTCATGTAACGGCTTACCATTAATCATCGCTTTGTAATGGTTCTCAGGCTGATACGTTCCTTCTTGCGCTAAACATTCAATATCAAACCACAATAGCGTTCTTGACCAGGCGCCATTTGTTAGTTCAATTCCCTTTTCGCTCATTACTTACACTAAGTTAAAAGACCTGGATTAGCGTACACTAAGACACTAACCCTATAGGGTGTTAGTGTCCTTAGTGTAATATCGCTGTAATGCTTAGTGTGCTTAGTGTGCTTAGTGAGGTGTTTAGTGTGCTTCATACAAATACTTTCTTCTTAGGTGGGATAAATTTATCAGGTCTTACTTCTATTAATCTCTTATCTCTTAACATGGCTTTCTTTTGATCTGATATATCAAAATTACACCTCTCTCTTAATTCTTCCTGGGTAACAAAAACATCATCTGCATTAGTATCATTCTGTTTTGTTTCTTCTAATTTTCTATTATAAACACTATAAAAGGCATCCATTAGTTCTTGTTGTTTGGGGAATAATTTATTTTCCTTTTTGATCTTTTCATAAAACCCCGTTACCAATGCTCCTGATGTCGTTGGCAGACCATCTTCATCTAATAAATGGTGGAACTCAGTCTCTTGGAATAAGAAGCGCATGGGAGTAAAAGGTCTGCCGTCTTTGACCAGGGTTTGTTCAAGATCTAATGACCATTCGAGTTCTTCATCGTTCTTAGATACCGAGTATTCCCAATCCAATGCTGCGGGCAGTACACTAGATCCTCTACCCCTGGCTAAATGACCATGACCCGTATGATGTACCAGGACAACACAACAACGAAACTCCTCACGAATAAAGCGATCTATATTAGCTATCCATCTATTCATATCTTCGGTACTGTTCTCATTACCAGGGCCAAAGTTCCTGGCAAGAGTATCCACGATAACTAATTTGGGTGGCTCCCCGTAAGTGTCTTGGATAGTTAATGCTTCATTACGCATCATTTCTGCATCCAAATCATCTAAGATCTGCACACCTCTCTCTGAATAATGTAATTTAGAGTTCTTTAATTTAGTATCATTTACCATTTCCCAGGCCAATAATCTTCTACTAAGGCCCCTATGTCCTTCTCCCGCTAGATACAATACTAGGCCTTCTTTAGATCTCCTGTCGTGATAGTCTTTTCCTGTTGCCACAGAACAGGCCATATCTACTGTTACAAACGATTTACCGCTTTTAGCAGGGCCGAATATACCCACCAGGGAATCTTCTTCTGCGATGCCCTTTATGACCCATTTAGGGGGTGTTGCTTGCTCTATGGCTTCGCTTGCATGAAAGAATTTAAAAGCCCTGACATCTATGGGTTTTTCATAAGTAACCAGGGGTATTCCTAAATCACTCCTGGCATTATTAAATGCTGTTTTCCAATCGCCATTTGCTTCCAGGATCCTTGCCACATCAAACGCATCGTGTGAATGACCATCGCCCAGGAGATCTCCCGCATGATGGGAATAAATAGTGCCATCTTCCAGGACAATAACACCAGGGGTTTTTGTTTGGCTATGTGGGGATAAATAACGATTCTCTCCCTTCTTTTCATAGTTATTTTTAATGAGGATTTGTTCAACACTATAAGTAGCATTGAATTTAGTAATAATATCTTCACTATCTATATTAGGTTCAAGCTGTCGCTTAACTATGTCTGGTTTAAAGAAGCCCAGGCAGTTCAACATGGCCTTTTCTTCAATATCCCAATTAACCCATAGATCCACCAATCTTTCTGGTAATTCGGGTATATCAGAGAACTGAGAGGGAAGTGGATTGATCCACTCGTACCTGTGTCCCTGGGGGTGGACAGAAGGGGGCATTATATCTTGTACCCCCGTTCCTGTGGTACTCCCTCTCAATTCAAAGACAGTAATAATATCTTCATTGTCTTTATAAGTAAGTTTTTTAATACCGACATGATCTATATTCGGCATTTTAAATAAGAACTTAATGCCTTCTTTTTTACCCCGCCAACATGGATAAGCACGTTTCATTTCAACTGGATCTAAACCAAGATAATTCTTAAATATCTTTATAGCTTCCTCTCTTGAGTCTATATCTATGGAGCAGGTACTAGAAAGATTATGTATTATTCCAATGTTTAATTGTTCGTTTAGATCGCTAACATTTATCCCTTGATTGTGCCAATTCTTAGTGGTGGGGCCTTTAGATCCTTCCTTGATTGCGACCAGGTGTAATCCTAAATCAGAATACTTTTTGGCTGATTCGATTATTCCTTCCATGATTTACACTAAAAAGGAATATCATCATCTGGTTTAGTTTCTGGTATAGAAACTTCTTCCTCATTTTCAGTAACAAAGCCGTCTGGTCTTTCTACCCATTTGACTATTTCAAATTGGGGAATACGACTTCTCCAGGTAGTCTTTTCAGATCCCGTATATTTCAACACGGGCAATAGCCCTGGGTTATCGTCTTTTAATTTCCAGATCTCCTGGTAGATGTTGTCTAAGCCCTGTATGGGGCCTTTCCCTGTGGTAGCCCAGGTAAAGACATCGTTTATCTCTTTTAATTCGTCAACGACATACAACTCAACACTTAACCCTCTTTGCCATTCATCCTGTTCTTCGGGTGTGCCGCCAGGGTTAGGATCTGGCAAACCCATTTTCTTATCCCATATCCATTGAGGGGCTACCCCTTGAGCAATCTTGCCCCATCCTGCTTTCATGCTTTCGTTATCAAGCACAAAAACCTTGAGGTCAATTTCCCCTTCGGAATATTCC